GCAAATAAATTTTGGATCGTAGAATCGAATGGTGAGAAGATTGCTACTCTGAGAAAGGACGATGACAATAGATTTTTCATGAGCGATGAGACTGGAGTGACTATTTACGAAACCAAAGACAGTTTAACTAAACAGTTTGGTAAAAAGTTTTTCACTGTAAAGATTGTCAAAGAGGCTGACACAGCATTGCCTAATGAAGTTCATGGCTACGCTACCAGTGCCGAACCGCACAATGCCATGTTCGACATTCGTAAGAAACTTCCCTTGTTTACAAAAAGCAGTGATTCAAAAAGTTTATACTGCGCAGGGTATTACTGTATAAAATTTGAAAAGGGCTGGGTCAAGAGTTTTTGTCCTAAAAAAATTACTCTTGAAAGATATCCTTACAAAGGTCCGTTTAAAACAGAATTAGAGATGAAACAGGTATTGGCCAATGTCACAAAATAATCTGCCAAACACATTACCCACCATACAAAAATTACTTCAAAGAATTCAAGTAGCTGAACGTAGTCAACAAAAAGAGATACGCATCACACTGCAAGAAGCACGTGATCTAACTACAGAATTAGCACTGATGACATCCAAATTAGGTCAGACCATTAGCGAGATACATCAAATGCTGGCAGTAATTAAAGAATCTACTACACAAATAGACGTTAAATTCGACGGCGGCGGGTTCGGTCCGGGGTAAAAAAACATAAATATATACGTGGTTAATTAGGAAACACGTATATGAGCAGACCCAAACCTAAAATTCTGTTAGAGCATGCCAACAAAGAAACCTATAAGGTTGAGCAGATTCTTGACTCCGAAGCTATCTGGGCTGTGTTCTATAACGGCCAACCTTTCAATCTCAAGAGCGGTAGTCTGGTAGCCAGCTATCCTGGTCCGAAGTATAAGAAAGTATCATTTTCAAATCCAGGGCATGCGCATAATCTGGCAAAGAAATTAAATCGATTATTCAAGACCAAAGACTTTGCTGTGTACAAACTCACTACAGGTGAAGAGATAAAATAACATGAACAAAGATGCCTACACCAAGGCGTTCTTACAGGCAGCAGAACTACCCGTCAATGAAAAAAATATCAAAGACTATAAAGCCGTATGGTGGTGGAGTTTTAGAAAAAAGAATCAAGGCGGGTTAAGATTGACTGAACAGGCCTTGGAATTTATCGAAGAACATGCTAAAATAAAAACTTACAAGATTGAATTTCCTAAAGAGTTTGCATTTACTCCGCAGGTGTTACTTTGGTTAGATAACTATATCGATTCGCCATTCTTTGTCACCAAAAAACACATCATTGTAATGAAAGAAAAAGCCGCATTTGAACTGTATCTGCTTAGTGGTGATGTTCGCAAGCTAGGACATAATAGAGCCATGAGCAAAAGACTTAGCCAAGAATCCACCCCCGAATAATCCCACCGTATAAATATTTTCACTATGTTTGACCTTAATCCATTGGACGTACTACAACAGCGAAAGCTGAAGACTGTGGCTCCGCACTTCACTGAATTGAATATCACAGATTCTGAGATATTTGAAGGAATTGAAGATTGGATCAAAGTCAAGCTCAAAGGCAGATATTATATCTGTAAAAAGCCTGCTCTGGATAAGAGTGGGAATTTGAGATCTTCACATTTTGTAGGATTTGAAGATCAAAAAGAGTTAACATATTTCATGCTTGCATGCCCACACCTAAGGAGAAATTAATGTCAGAAGAAGTTAAAGAACAAGTCGCAGCCGCAGCTGAAGGTCAGCCAGGAACACCCAGTCCTGCTCCGGAAGCACCTGCAGCACAAGGTCCTGATCTCAACATCAGTGATCTAATGGCTGTGAAAAATATCATCGAAGTTGCAACAAGTAGAGGAGCGTTCAAAGCAGCAGAATTGGAAGCAGTTGGTAAAAGTTTCAACAAACTAAATTCCTTCCTTGAAGCTGTATCTAAAAAGGAAGCCTAAATGAAAAGCCTTAAACACATAGGTAGAATTCAAAACACAGGTGCCAAGGTATTGGTGGTGTTTAGAACTTTGCCCGGAGAGTCAAACATGGCTCTTGTATTACCTGTAGCTCAACTACCAGATCAATACCATGACGCAATTATGACGTTAGTCGAAACTGACCAGGCGCAGACTGCATATGAGTTTGGTGAGATTATGCACATACGTCCATTTCCGGATGGCAGACCTATGTTGCGGGCCATGCAGGCTGATAACAGATTGTTAAAAGTAGCCACAGATTCTGTGATGATGACTCCTACTACCAACGATACTGTGCTGTTAGCTAATCTTAATACGTTGATCGCAGAACAGAAGAACTGCACTGTGGATGATCTATGCACATTTGTGTCAGGTGCTCCATCCGCTAAGGCCGATGTTAAAGACGTAGCTTCAGTAAATGATACAACACCTGCAGTCGATTCAGATATTCCTGCACCTGTAAGAGCACAAGCAGCAAACACAGAAGCGTTATCTGATCGAGATATTGCTAAAAGCTATCGCAGTCAGGCAGATGCCATGTATAAAGAAGCAGCAAGATTACGCAAGGAAGCAGAAGAACTCGATCCTACTGTAAAGAAAACCAAAAAGGTAGAAGATTCTGTTGATGCCTAATCCTTTGTTCAAACCTCCTCGACATCTTGTGAAAGAATGGCCAGAGGTTTTTGAAGATCTTTATATGAATACCATGCCTGTGGCATATCTGGATTCAGTGAGATTAGATTTCACAGATGGTCGGGTATGGGAAATTGATGTAAAGAATGAGCTTACCAAACAGACTGCAGACGGCATTGCTGATGTATTAATTAATACTCTTCAAGAATACAAAGACGAAATTAAAAAAATAGATTTCAAAGTCGATGTAGAAAGACTTAAGAAAGACATCAGAGATTCGTCAAAAAACATTTTTTAGGTAATGTTTGCTGCTATAAGATCAGCCATTTGTTTGGCTGATCCCTTTCCTGGGTGTATTAAATCTCGAGCTTGATTGTCAATAGACACCCAATCACTTTC